CTTTAGTAGTCCTGCGTCTCTTCGGACGCTTGACTGGCTTCTTACTTACGCGCTTTCGCGTTGCCATTTCTGACCCCTTTCGCTAGGGCCAATTCTAGCTGAGACTCCATTTTATCAAGGCGCGACACAATAGGAATATTCTCTAATTTGATTATGTAGCGAAGGCCAGCAATAAGAAGGGCAATTGATCCCAATACTGAAGCGACTAATGTAGCCAAATCAGCCGCTGGCATTAACGGACTTTGCCGTATCGCTCGTAGTTAGGATTAAGCCAGTTAATGATGCTAGGCAAGACTGACACTAGAGCGGCATTTGCAATCGCATTTAGGTCGAATCCCACCGCTAGATAGGTCGCTAGTGCTGTCGCTAGGAATGTCTTTGCCCAGCTTTCGGCCATCTTCTTTAGGTCGCTCATTAGATTCTCCTTCGAGGTTAAACCATTTGCCATCTGTGTCTCCCAAGCTAGTAAATGATATATGAAAGTGACTACGATGCGGATTAGCCCCCGAGTATTTACGCCGCTTCCAACCGAGTATCGGACTCATAATCTTGCCATCGTAGATAATATATTTAATCCGCTTATCGCCCTTCTTGGCGCATTTACGAAGCTTCTCAACTAGTGCATAAGCTTCTTCTTTGTGCGCGTTTAAATCTGCATCAATGTCTAAAGCTCTGACGATTCCTCTTGCGTCTGGTATATGGTCAGAACTGCCCTTTGCAAGATGCCGAGCGTCAGCCACCCAACCATCGCTACGCCTATCGCGATCGCCATAATCATCATCTATCTGATTCCTCAGTTGAATTCCAGCAGCGCATAATTTAGGCATTATCTTCAGGGATTGTGCTAGAGGCCCAAGGCTTTCAGATCATCTGCGGTAAGTCCTAGGGCCGCAAGTTTAGACTCGGCTGCTGCTTTTTTAGCTGCCTTCTCTAATTCGGCCTGTTGCTTGGCTTGCCCCTCTAATTGATCTTTTTGCCATTGTTCTAATTCCTCAGCGTTCATCTCTCTATCAATAATTTCTGAACCTGTGTTAATTCTTATCATTGGTATTGTCATTATTTAACTCCATAAACTAGAACAGTTCCGCCAGACCAAGTATCATTAGTAAAAATCTGAATAGTTGTAATCGCGGTAGTGCTTTCAAAAAAACCACCAGCGTTGGCTATTCTTTTTTCAGCGCCGTTACTTAAAGATTTATCGCTAATTAAAAATTGTTTGTGCGCTGTTGTTGAGTCCATATTGTATAACTGCATATAAAAATGATTATTCTGATTTCCAGACTCTGCGGGTTGAGCATTACTTAAAAAGAAAGCCGTATCACTGTTGGCATAATATGCAGCATTTGCGGTGGTGCCAGTTAAAGAAAGTCCATACCATCTATAAACTGAGCCAGTATTGCTATTAAATCTAACATAACCATAAGCATCATTGGTGAATTGATAATTAACGCAATAAATATGAAATGCTTTATAGCCAGCACTTAGGTTTATTGAGGTTGAAGCTCCAGATAGTGTTGTTGTTGAGTCTAAAGTCCAACTTGCAGGAGCAGCCCACTTCAAGCCTGTCGTTTCCGCAGAATCCGCTGTTAAAACTGTTCCGTTAGCGCCAACACCAAGACGAGCATCAACTGTTGAAAATGTAAAAACATCTCCCTTAGTTGTTAAAGGTGTTTGATCTGATGGACTTGCCCAGCTTGGAACGCCAGCTGCGACTGTAAGAACTTGTCCTGCTGAGCCAATAGCCAATCGAGTGTTTGTGTTGCTGGTTGCTGAGCGGTAAGCAATATCTCCAAGGGTTGTTTCAGGATTTAAGGCCTTAGTAGTTGTATCGACTGAATTGCCGAGGGTTCTTATGGCAGCTGCGCCATCCTTGACTAAATCTGTATCGTCTGGAGTCTCCCAGTTGTAATTCGTTGTATTGGCCATTAACTAATAACTCCTATCGCGTCTTGCCATTCTAGCGTATTGAGAACACTATTCCAGCTTTCTGCTGCATTGACTTGAGCCCATTGTTGGGCAAAGGCCGAGAACTCTGTTGGGGTAGCTAAGAAGGTAACTGAGAGGCCTGAGACGGAAGCGTTGAAAGTCCAGCCCTCAATAAAGCCAGTAAATTCCCCACCTAGGATATTAAGGGGCAGGTTAGTAATTCTCACTGGCTGTCCCATAAAAATATTGAGCAAGGCATCTCGGTCGGCGTTATCAATCTCTGGGGATTGCAACGCAAATGTAATTGATTGGAAAGTATTTCTAGGCCAAGCGCGAAGCTGAATTAGGCGATCGGCTACATCCTCGACATCCGCAGCATTTTTTAGATAGCTGTTAAATTGCTCGGCAAATAACCCGTATTCGGCTTGAGAGTCTAAATCTTGAGCCGTATAGGAGCTATTAAAATTGTTGCCATAGTCCATAATTATTTTATTGCTTAAATCGCCTTGACGCTGGATTATGCCAATGCCAGAAGCTATGGCGTGAGAAGCGTCTAAGTCTGTGTAGCCGTTGGCTATTAAATAATCTTGGCGATGGCTGGCATCCGCGTAGTTAATATTGCCATTAGCATCTTCATACATATAACCAAGGGCCGAACTAGCAATATCATTGATTATTGGATAGATGATGCTATCGGTTATTTGGCGGCTAACCATTGTGTATTCGCCAGCGTCAATCTCGCCAAGTCCAATATCGCCAGCATCAGACCAAATCTCAGTAGCAGGTTCATAGGTTGCCCAAGTTTCGGCTGGTGGCAATTCATTCCAACTGGCCAGCAATAGGTCATCTAGCAAATCAGTAATCTGCGCGCCGTCTAAACCTTGGGCAAGGTTGCCATCAAATATCGCTCTTTGCGTTCTAGCTAATGCTCCAATCGCTGTAATTCTTAAGCTAGTAATCACTGCACTAGATCCTGCGCTGCGGACTAATTGTCTTAAGTCTGAAACGCGACCGCCAAAAATAGCCACATAAGCGCCAGTTGAATCCTTGACCTCAATAGTTACTGCGGTGTTGATGGTAAAATCGTAGTTAGTGCCATTAGTATTTATTACCTCAAGCGAGCAATACCCCGGTGGAGTAGGTGAGTTAATATCCTGACGGCCAGAGGTAATAGTCAGGTTAGTTAAGGTTACCGAGGTTAATTCAGAACCATTGACTAAAATTTTCCAATCGGGGGTCCAGAGCGTCATAGGATTTGCGCCGAAGTCCTAAAATCGCCAGCGCCAGTAGTTCCTCTATTAGTAGAGTTATTTAGAGCCAACACAACTGCTCGGCTAAATCCTTCTTCATCAATTACTGATGGCGCATTTACATTTATTACAACATTGCCGCGTTCTTCTCCGCGTCTAGCAGCTGCAACATCAAAGCCAGATGGGATTGCCTTGCCAGTTGGATTCAACCCTGATGGGAAACTAGGCATAGTGCCTGTAACCACTGGAGCAATTATCTTGCCACCGCCAATTCCACTTGCAATAGAACCGCCACCAGTTAAACCGCCACCGCTAATAACTGGCGTTCCAGCAGTAAAGCCTGATGGAAGACTAGATGATGGGACTGTGTTACTTCCAGTTCCTGCTGCTGCATTGGCTTGATTATCAAATAACTTGGTCGCAGCAATAATTGCGCCAACTACGGCTGCGCCAGTTGCTAGACCAGCCAACGGATTCAAAGCAAATCGAGATGCGATAGCAGCGGCTACCGCGCTATTTCTTAAAGCAACATAAGCAGCGACTAGCCCTTCGATTAGAAGAATAGTCGCTTGCACTCCAGCTGCTATCTTGCTTACTACGAATACCGTCGCTAATACTCCAGCGACTATGAAGAGCTCATCCTTGAGATCAATAACTGTATTGATAAAGCCTCTTACCTTCTTACCCCATTCAACTGCAACCTTCTGAGATTCAGTCAAGCCTTCGTTTAACCCATCGCTTCCAGTTAAGCCTGAAATAAATGCCTCAAGTGCTGGGATAAAGTCTTCTAATATCCAAGCAGTCAATTCTTGGACAACTGGTAGCAAAGCTGCGCCAATAGATTCCTTAGCTTCATCAAGGGCAATCTTGACGCGCTCCATTTGCTTAGTTGTCGTCTCTGCTTCATTCTCAGCAAATTGACCAAAGGTGCTAGTTAGTTGATTAAAAGTTTGATCAAAGGTTTGCGAGGCTAAATCAGTTTTATCTATGCCTAAGCCCAATTTGCCAAGCGCGGTGGTATTGCCATCATAAGCTCTACCAAGGGCGTTAGTAACTGTCTCTAATGGCTTGCCCGTTGCTGCACTTAAATCTAGTGCTAAATTTAGTAGCTTCTGGGCTTCTTCAACATCCTGAGTAGATCTAACTAGACGGGTAAAGGCTGGACGCAAGCCATCATCAGCAACGCCAATAGCAATTGAGGTTTGCTTTATATATTGCTCAACGCCTTCAATCTGTTTAGCGGTTGCGCCAGTAGTGGCTTCAATCGTTGCAGCTAAACGCTTTTGAGCGGTCTCATCCTCGGCTGCTGCTTTAACTGCGCTAACGGCAAATGCCCCAATAGCTGCTCCAGCGGCAGCAAAGGCAATAGCAGCCTTCTTACCAAATTCAGCTGCGCGCTCGCCAATAGAATCAATGTCTTTAGAGCCAGCCGCTAACTTCTTTTGGAAGTCCGCCGTATCTGCTAAAAGCTTGAGCGTTAAGGCTCTTGAATCAGATGCCACCGATGCCCCACTTATCTAATATTTTATTAAATGCTCTAGTCCATTGTGCCACAACATTCTTCTGCTCTTGACGCAAAGTCGGATAAATAAACCATCCGCGAGAGCCGCGCCCTTGTCTGCCAGAGTAGGCAGGGAATTGCTTAAATTTATTAGAACCAAATTCAAAGCCAGCCCAAAGCATTTGAGTATTAGCTCCACCGCTAAATCTCTGACTAGCAAAGCCATACTTAATTTCGCCAGTAGTGCTGGTCTTAGATACTTTAGATCCGCTAACGATTCGGTTAATAGCTTGTTGCCCTTTAACCCGAGTAGAAGCTTTGGCAGCAATTTGTTGCTGAAGATAAGTAGCAAGGTTATTAGAAACTTGGCGAGACTCGGCTTTGGCTTCATCGCCTAGTAAGGAGAAAGCTTTATAGACTTGCCGAAGCTCTGTCCGGTCAAATGCTGAGACTTCTTCAGCCATTGCTATCCCTTTCCTTTATCAGCTCGACTGCCGTTGCTACATCGTCCCAATCATCCCAATACTGCATCGGGATACCAGTCCTAAGAGCAACTATTACTAGTAGCCGCCTTACGCTGTCGGGCTGATGGCTTTTGGGTCATCGTTGCCTGTCTTGATGTCGGCAACTGTTTCCATCCATACTTCAAAGCTCTTTATTGGCTTACCAGCGCTTTCGCGCTTATGAGCATTATAGGCCAAGAACATTAAGTCCCAGATTCCTATATTTTCTTGAGCCTTGGTAATAGTGTGTCCAGTTGCCTTTTCCCACTTAGCCCACTCTGGCGGTTGAGCAATATAAGTTGCTGATTCGCCTGAGTTATATTCAATTGTGATTGATAATTTCATAGCTCCCGATGCTCCGATCTGTTAGCTGAAGTTCTCTGTTGGTGTTCCAACGACTGTCATCGTCCAAGTATCAGTTAGCGCTCCTGGAGCTGCGCCACCTGCTGCTGGGAAGATTGGCAATACGCTGAAAGTAAATACTGCGCCAGTTGCAGCTGTGAAGGCTACTGTAAGTGTGGTGTTTGGTGCTGTTTCAGCATCAGCCCACATTGCTTCAAATAGAGAGCTTGCAACCCCCCAATCCTGTAGCAATTCAATTGTGAATGTCCATTGCTTATCAACGGACTTATAGGCGCGACCATCAAGAGTCTGATAGGTCTCGATGATTGTGTCGCAGCTTAAGACTGCGCTTGTTGCTTGGGCATCGTAGTTAGCGCTATCAAGTGTGAAGGTAACATCGCGCCCAGTTATTACTGTAGTTGGCATTTGGGTCTCCTATGCGGTTTGCTCGTAGCGGACGCTCAAGCGTATGTCTGCAACCAATAAATTGGTCGTTCCTACTGTTGTTACTGACGGCCTATCGACTGTCGATAACTCATACTTGGAAGCGTTGAGCGCTCCAAGAATACTAATGATTAATTGCTCTAAATTGTCTAGAGAAGCGGCGTTGCTGAAATACGCAACGCAAGCAGTAATAGTGTAATTTAATTTGACGCGAGTAGTTGATTTGCCTAAAACTTCAAGCTCCATATAAGGCGCATCTGGCACTACTACAATTGCTGGAACTATTGGCGCTTCTGGAACTGAGTCATAGATATTAGCGGTGCATCCAGCCAAAGCAGTCTTAATCGCGCCTCTAACATCTGTAGCAATTGTTGAGGCTGGCATTAGCCCACCATAGTTTCAACATCAAGATATGGGCCAAGCAAGCCAGTTACTTTGGCAAGTAAGTTCTTAGATAGGCGGTAAGGGGTTACTGCAAAATCTACGCCTTCGATTGATCCACCAGCGGCGGTTCTGGATTGAAAGATTTCAACGGAGATAGCCAGAATAGCAGCTTCAGCATTGGGGTTTCCGACATAGGTCGATAATCCAGATAGCGCAGCGTTTCCTGCTGGGATGA